TCAGTATATGTACTTTCATTAAAAACTTTTTCTATTCGACCATTAAATAACTGACCTTGAATATCTGTGTACATAACATTGATAATTTCATCTAGCCTTGATTTAGGCATTATCATTTCAAGATTTTCTCTAATATCTTCTATTTCTTTCATGTCCATTTGGATAATATCTGGATCAACATTTTCACCAGATATTCCTGCATTAAAATAATGGTTTCCAAGATTTTGTTTAAGTTGTGCTAAACGATCTAATCCAGTTGCAATCGTTTGCTCATTAACAATTTTATTTAAAGCTGATCTTGCACTTATTTCCGATTGTGCAAATGCTCTCATAAAAGCTGGACGAACTGCGTTTTGCAAATTATCTGGAAGTGAATTTATATTTTTTTCATATTCCTCTGCTACTGCAACAATAGCTTCAGGATTATGTGGATTGTCAGACAATGCTTTAGAAGCTGCAATAGATACATCTGTGTTAAATGCAGTTGTATATGTTTGTGTCATAAACTTTTCAAAGACCTGTTTTACTTTTGCTTCGTCAGTTTTGTAAAACATTCCAGGCTCATAAGAAGTATCAGTAAGTGGAACTAATCTTTTATTTTCGTCAAACTTAACAGATGATTTGCCATCAGCTTGTGCCTGTATAACAGCCATATCAAATAACTGTTGTCTGTCTAATGCTCTTTCTCTGTCTACTCTTTCGCTTATTTTGTTAAAAGCATTGGCTAGACGTTGCATACCAGTTGCTTGAACTGTTCCAGTTGTAGTAACTCCTGATCTTTGTTGTCGTGTGGGTGTATATGCCATTACCTTATTTTCCAATCGCCTTTATCTATTTTATATCTTCTGTAAGTTGATCCAGCTGAAGAAACACCAGACAACATCCCAGCTTTACCACTAAGACTTGCTTGTCTTGCACCAAATCCATACTGCCTTCTTTTGCTTAATCCCATTAATTTAATTGAACTTATATCAGCTTCAGCAAATTTCTTTTCACTTTGTCTTAATGCCACTGATGTACCCCCTGAACCAATACCAAGACCCCTTCCAGCTTCACTTACATTAAGAGCAGACATCATTTGCAATAATTGGTTTCTCCTTGTATTTTCTTGCTGATCAGCTTCAATTTTAGCCATTTCTGACTGTTCCCTATTGGCTTGTGCTTCTTCTTCATAAGCATCTTTCTGAAGCTTTGCTGAGTAAAGTGTAGTTCCTATAGATATAGCCATTAATGCTGGATTGCCCATTAAACTTCTACCTCCAATAATATTCCATTCAATCCCAATGGAAGGGGTTCATCCTGGCTAATGGTTACTTTGCCATCCTTAGACCAACCCAATCAATATATCTCTTTTCTTGTTGTCACAGCTGTTGGCTCTGTTGAAAAATCATCTGTAACAGACCTTACCAGAATATTTGTACTTTTGGCTTTCACACTGAGGGTTTCATTTAAATCAAGGACAGCTCTTACAATACGTCTTTTCTGCCCAACCGATATTCCATCATCAAGTTGAAACTCTGGTGGAAGGGTTTCTATCGTTGGTGTGTAGTTTAATCCTATCTCAACAGAAGTAACCGCTTCTGTTAAAGTCACAACACCACTTCCATTGGTTGTATAAGAACCCAGAGAGTATTTACCTGATTTTACAAACACCGAAGTGTTCGGAAGATGTGATACTGTCCATGTGGTTGACGATGAACCTGTTATCTTCTTTGCCATGTCCAGATGATAATCGTTATCGACCAATTCAAGGCTTGTTACTGTTGAACTGTTGATTGTCCTTTGAACAATAGCATAAACCTTACGATTGGCATTAACGACATTCTTGAATGTTCCATTTGTCTCATATCTTGTCCATCCCTGAAGTTTTTCTTTTCTTATCGACATAAACACTGGCATGTGACCATCGGAGTTAATCGTATAAAGATAACCTTCAATCTGGTCAACAGACTCTCTTTGTACTGCCATATCCACTGTTGTCCCAAGGATATGAGGAGAAAGGATTGTCAAAGCATCTGAGTTATATGATTGGGAAAGGTCCGAATATATAAACTCCCTTATTGCCCCTTTGGATTTCGTAAGAAAAACTAAAGCACCATCAAAATCAGTTGGCTGAACCGAACCACTTCCAAAGGATGTCTGTTTCTTAATCGCAATGGTTGATGGTGTAAGAGGCTTGTTTTCTGACGTTGGTGCATACAATTCCTGTTCTGATGTAAATATAGTAAGATGCCTGATTGAACCAAGGGCTTTGATTTCCGAGACTTGGTTTTCTGCAATCTGCACTTGTATCGATTCATCATCAAGTCCTGTACCGACATCAAAGTTTGTAAATACACCAGTTTTAGACATAAATAGAAAGTTTGGTAAATCACGACTTCCACCAAATATAAGTCTCTGATCGTGAAAAGAAACTGTTCGAACATAACCCCTTGTTGCTGAGAAAACCTGTTCCTCCCAATCGGTGATAGCATTGGTATTCGCCAAAGCTCCTGAAAGAGTTACAGTTACTTGTGTCCCACTTGTATAGCCTGTAACAAGAGCATGACGAACTGTTCCAGCACTATCAACAAGACGAAAGTATGTTCCGTTGTGGGCTGAAACAAAAGCACTTGAACTGGCTGTCAATGTTATCCCTGATCCAGAAGTTCCGCTTGGTGTAACAGTGATGGAGGAGGCTGCAAATTTATAGTAGGGTTGGTAACTCATTCCAGCACTTGAATCAAAGCCAAAGGAGGATAGGGTAAAAGTGCTTGACCCTGTTCTCAGAAGTTTCTGCATCGCAAGATCAGGATGAACAATATACATTGTGTCACCAGATTGAGCGACAACAAGAGAACCTACCTGACTTGTCCAAGGTACACTGCTTGTAATGGAAGCGGCAATACTTGTCGGTGATGAAGCATCAACAATATCAATCCGACCACTGCTGAAAAGAATAATGTAAGCTTCGTCTTCATCGTAAACAAAAGCTTCTGACTGATAGGTGATATTGGATAAAGTTTGAAGATACTGTAATCCAGGTCTTCTTGTTACTCCCCCTTGAGCCCTTATCCTTACATTCCTTAACTGATTAGCCCCATTTTTATAGGCTTCGGAATCAATCCTTGAACTAAGAAGAGGGGATAGTTCTCCAGCAGAGAAGTTTGTGTAATATTGTCTGAGTAGTGCCATGGTCCATCAGCTTGTTGTCGTACCTTCAATTAATTGATAAATGCCAGCACCCAATCTTGCCCTGTGGAAACGACTTAATCTTACAGATTGTGTTGTTACCTGTTGAGCATCTCTTGCTTTTGCTCTTCTGAACTGTTGCTCTGCCAATTTCGTATAAGAGTCAGCAACATCGGCTTTTCTTGTCACAGACAAAGCTAAAACAGAGGTGAGGCGAAAAATAAGCCAAAGAGTGAATGTTGGTGGAAAATACTGTGTCTCTGGTCGGTAGACATAATTCAGTACAACCACATCATCAACCTCCGCATTGATATAAATATTTCTTTCATAAATATCGTATTTCTGTGGAACATCATCGATAGTAACAGTTTGCACTTGCATCACCTCTGGACTGGTGGGAAGGGCATAAGCCGCATCCCATCTATCCACGGGAGTGTCTGTTAATCTACTTAATGTCTTTTGTCCAAGTGCAAAATTCCAGTTATTCTGTCCGAGGCAATCCTGTACAATATCTTCGTAGATCGTATTCATCACCAGAGCTTCATCTGTCTGGTCAGTAAATGCAGTTAAAGGCTCTAGTCCTACCAAGACCATTGCCTTTTGTGCTACTTCAATATCGGTACTAGGAGTTGTCGGTGCCATCTATTTATTCTTGCTACCCATATTTTTCTTATTTTTATCTAGCCTTGATTGATTGGATTTTGCTTTTGCCATACCTTCTTTTGTGTATGGATATTTTTTTCCGTCAGATGTTGTTGGCATTATTAATTCCTTTTAATAAATTTATCTGCAATTTTCTTTAAAGATCCAGCTGGCTGTGTAAACATTCCCTTACCTCCAGAAGGTCGGTTGTAATGAGTTTTAGTGTAGCTTTCGCTTCCAACTTTTGATCCACCTGAAACATTAAATGTACCCATAAGTTTCTTTTTGATAGTCAGAGCACCATAAATAGCTTGACCTTTTATGGCAGAACCAACTGCATGAGTACCAGCTTTTACGAATCCCTTTCTATCCCAATTCTTATTAAAAACACTTGCATCTCTTAAAACAGCTTGATTAATTTTTGCTTCATGTTTTTTAAATCTGTTAACAATTTTTTGATTTTGTGGCTTTTTAAGAGTTTCAGTTCCCTTATCATATTTTTGTTGCCATTTTTTTTCATTAACAAAAATAGCAGGTGTTGGAATAACTCTCCCAGTTTTCCTCATTAGTTTTTCGTAATTAGCCCCCATTTTTCTTAAAGCTTTTTGCTTTAAATCTTGAGGATATGCTACATAGCTTTCTTCACTCATTACTATTTTCCGTCAGTTGTTGTTGGCATTATTTTTACCCATTAATTTTT